TCCTGCAGGATTCTTTACATATACTTTGAATTTCTTAACATCACCTTGCATTGGTTTGCCCAACTTAACTTCTCTACCTTGATATTCTGCTTCATGCATACAAGGGCAAGTTGCTTCATTTAAATCTTTAGCGTATGCTCTCATAAAAGAAATAAAATCTCCCATGTCCTCATCTTCTACATCATATTCTTCTGGTTCAACTAAACCATAATTAACATCGTCATCACTATTAATATCTTCCGTTGCTTCATCTCCCCAATAACCACCTGGATTATCATTTTCTTTTACTGGAACACAATTTGGTACTTCTTTACCATTTTTATTCTTTGTTCCAACCATTTCGTATCCTTTCCAACAAGGATTTTCCATTTCTTTCAATGGAATTAAGTTTATTAGTCTCATATTACAATAGTTTCAACATATAAATATAAAGAATTAACCAATTAACCAAGTTAAGTTTTCTTTTTCACCTCTACCTACATTCATTTCATATGGATTATCTTTTAAATGACTATGTGCTGTATATAGTCCAGAATGTTTATTTACATGAGCAGAGTTTAACATACTTTTAGTTAAATCAATCCCTTCTTGCTTTAAACGAAGTGCTGTATTACGAACCCACAATCCAATTGCTAATGCCATAATTAAATCATCATTATAACTTTTCATAGCTTCGGCTCTACCACCACTCCAAATAAAAGTAAACATTTCATCTATCAATCTTTGTGAACGAATTAGAATATCTTTATCTGTCATATAGGTGTCCAATGCTGATATAATTAATGGTCTAGTTTTTGAAGTCGTACTAAAACCTGCAATCATTTTCTTTTCGTCTCTATAAAATTTATTAGACATTTGTTTTTCAACATCAATATATTTTAAATCATTACTCATATAGAATAGATTTCCATATCCTCTATCTATAATAGTTTGTATAGTTGACCAACCAACATTTGAATTTTCTACTACTAAAAGTGCGTTATTCCATTCGGTTGCTACCGCTGTTAAAAAATTACCAAAATCTTTTGTTTCGATTTTACCTCTATATTCGGCAACTTGTGAACTATCTTCAATATCAATTACCTGAAATGTAGAATAATCCGAACCATCACCTCTAGCTACGTCGGCAACTACCATATAGTTTCGATTGTAGTTAGGATGTTCCCATTTCCAATAGTTACCATCAAATCCAACTTTTTCGACAGGGTCCATCACATATGTATCTTTATACCACATTAGTAATTCAGGGTCAATGACGGTATCACCGGAACCAACAAAGTCACAATCACATTCTTGTGCCGCTCCTTTAACTCCTAAAATACGAGTTTGTTCATCTCTCCATGCCTGATTTCTTTCTGGATGAACAGTCCAATGAAGATTGATACAATTGAAACCATTACTTCCACTTTCCCCTTCTACCCACATTTTATGGAACCAGTTACCCACACCATTTGGAGTAGATAATACAATTGCAGAACCACCCGTTGATAATGTAGATTGTGCTGATAACCAAATTTCATCAATATCTCTAATGAACGCCGCCTCATCCACAACTAATAGGGATAGGGCTTCAGAACGTCCTGCATCTGGAGAAGATGCGATTGCTTTTACTTGTGAACCATTTTTTAATTTAAGAGAAAGTTTATTATCTTCTACCGAACTATTACTACCATCTCTTAACCAAATAGGAAGTAAGTCGTGCATAACTCTTACTTTCTCTACCAGATTCTTTGCTACAGTCACTTTTGTTGCAATAACCAATGCGTTAAAATCTTGATTAAACAACATCTTCCAAAGTATAAATCCCGCAGAAAGAGTTGATAACCCTAACTGACGAGATTTAAGAATAATATTAAAACGATTATCTTTGAAGTCTGTTAAACAATCTTCCTGGAAATGATAAAGGTGAAAGGGTATTTTTCCTCTCACCGGATGCTGAATTATACAATATTTTTTCATAAAATATATCGGGTCTCCCGCACATTTACGAAATTCTTCAGCTATTATCTCTTTTAATGACTTTTTAGGTTGCCCTTGAACAGACATTATTTTTTAAATTTTATTTTCCAATATACACCACCACCGATATATGGAGATAATGTTCCGTTAGTTCCATCGGTTACTCTATTAGAAATACCAACACCCAAATTATAGATTTTATCTTTTTTAGTTTTGATTAATAATCCTGCACCTAAATTTGAAACCACATCTGCTTTATTAAATCCACCAGTTAATCCATAATATACTTGAGTTTTAGGTAATTCTTTAACAATTAAAGTTTCTTTAATTTCTCTTTGCTTTACTTTTGCGTTGAAGGTTCTACCTAAAATTTTGTTTTTTGTAATTGTATCTATAAGAGAAACTTCACCTAAACTATCTGGTAAATGTAATGTATCTTTGTAGATATATTTTGCTAAATAATCATGTAATAATGCCGCTGTGTCCACATCAACTAGTCTAATTGCCGTATCATGTAGAATTACTTCATGTATAATATCTGCTCCTTTTTTAGTTAAAGTTTTTGTTTTTACAACTTCGACAGTGTCTATTTCATGTTTAATAACTTCGTATTTTTTTCCATCAATTTTAATGGTTCTTCCTGGCATTTTACCACCTGGATTAAAATACTCTAATAAAATAATTGCAATTAAAACTGCAATTGCAATGTTTTTTAAATTTAATAATTTTTTCATAATTAATTTTTTATCAATTCTGGATGATTTAATTCACGTAACTTATTTTCTAATGCCAACTTACGTTCTATCAATGTTTCAATAGCATCGTAAGCACCATCAATATCTTTTTTCACATCTTTTTTAACTTGTTCTATATCCACTTTCCATTCCCACTTTTCTAATTTACCATCTTCGGTAATGGTTTCAAAATGAGATTTTATACCTGCCAAACTTTCTTCCATTTTAACTTTCATATCTCTAACATATGCTAGTTTATTTAAAGTTATTTTATAATCTTCATAAAATGGATATGTTCCATCTTGTTGAAGTTCTCTTTCTTTTTTAGCTAAACAAACAATACATAATCCAGTTCTACGAATTAATTTTTTATCCGCATTGCTGTATTTATCTGTTTTACAATCTACTCCATGACATGTGTTCATTTTTTGTAAAAAATCCCTCACATCATCCATTTGAGAAACTGCTATTTTAAAACCTTCTTTCTGTTCCCATTCCTTTCCATCACTATCCGTCCACCTATCACCTACTTCTCTTTTTGTTTCCGTTTCCTTTTCATAACCAAATACTCTTTGTGTATTATCTTCTCTACCAAAGACGGTATCTATAATAAGTTTACGAGATTTATGAATATTTTTATTTTTCTCATCAAAACTTTTTCTTTTTGCCATACTACTATGTTTAAATAACTAATTGTTTATACTATATATATCAATTTTATTCGTAAAAAATACCAAGTATTTGATTTAGAGGTGCAAATGTACCAGTAAGTTTATATGTGTTACCATTATAAAAAAATACTAATCCTTCATTTGCAACTATTTTATCAATACCACCCAATTGATTTAATCTATTTAATTCTTGTTTTAATTTTTGTATTTGGGCCGGACTTCCAGAATCTCTTACCTGACTTGCAACTGATTTTAATTTCTCTTTCATTGAACGAATGGCTTTATCTGGATGAACAGTCAATACACTTCCAACAAATTCTAATACATCTGCACCAACTCCTAAAAATATTTCTTCAAATGGTTTGATATTTTCTTTTTGTTGTTTTATAACATTTACTTTATCGTTTTCAACCGCCCAATCCTGTAATTTAGGATTTGATATTGTATTTAAACGAAATGATTTATCTCCAAACGCCCATCTTCTAACTAATGATTCTTTTGTCATTTTATCAACCTTTGATGGTGCTTTTGTATCAATAAAATTTTCCCACCAAGTTTGATGATATACTGAAACATTATCACTATCTTTTAAACCAAATTCATTTTGTACTTTATTTAATTTTGAAAGATATTTTCCTTTTTTAGATGCCAAATCTGATGATTTTGGTATTTCAGTTACCGGCGGGCCTTGAATTGTATATTTAGATTGAACATCTGCATTAACTTGTTTAATCATACCAGCTAATGTTCTTGCTGTACCCTGGTCTGCACCAATTGCGTTTCCTTTCTCATCATAACAAGTTGTATTATGAAATATTAATAAAGCTTGTCCGTAAGGAATAACATTTACCGATGTAGGCCAGATTACTTCCAAATTCATAAAACATTTTCCTTCGTTAAATATCTTTTTTCTTTGAGTTTCCGAAAGAGATTGTATTGCAGCTGATAAATCTCTCATAGCAAAATTATATGCATCAGTTAAACCACCTCTACCTGCAAACTTTGATGCAACATCTTCGATACCCATTGCATTTGCTCCAGCGTTTGCTAAATTTCCTTTATTTCTAGCTGCGATTAATCTACCACTTTTCCAACTTATTGCCAAAGCCTGTCCATCAGTTTTTTCTCTTACTACACCTAAATCTCCTTCTAATGCTTTTGTAATAATATCTTTTAAATCACCAAAAGTTAAATCCATATCATCAAATGGATGGCTCATATGACCATATGCACCACCTTCCATTAATAAACCTTCTTTAATAAAATCCGTTTCTACATAATCAACATCAGGAAGATTTTTAATTGTATATCTAATAGTTCTTTCTTCACCATCTTCATCTCCAAATATCGCATCTGCTGTTGGAAATTCGGTTTGTGTATATCCACCATTTGTATACCAATCTTCTTGTTTGTTTATACCATCTTGTCCGTCTAATACTCTTTTTTTACCTTTTGGAACATATCCACCGTCAGGTGAACCATCTTCGGATGTGTTTAAACTAACTTCTTTTAGATTTTTTTTTTCAAATAAATCTTCTATACCTAATCTTTTTTCAATTGATGTGATTTCTTCATATCCCAT